ATCTAAGTCACCACAACCACGGGAACTAACACCCAATTTAACGCCAGATTTAATTAGGGCTTTTACTAATTGTCCCATGGGGGTTTCATCGATGATTTTCAGTTTACCCATTCCATTGGAACCTTCCATGTGCATACTTTCAATAAAGTGTGATACACGATCAAGGTTAATGGTTAAGGTATCAGGGTGATCTACTTCACCTAAGATTGAATAACCGTTTTTAATTTTAGAGGAAACTGAGTCAACGGCACGACGAATTTCACTGGTAGGATATATACGACCATTTTGGTTACGTACTTCACCTTGAATGAAAATTCCAGACAGATATAATGATTTAGTTCCACCATGTTCAATGGATTCTGACACTACACCTGCTTGATTATGCCCAAGTTCTTCAATTAGAACCTTACTACTACTCATGTTATTTCCTTAAAATTAAGCACGCTCTTCAGCGTCAACTTCTTCCATGTCGTCTTCAATATCGTCTTCAGAACTTTCTTCGTCAGATTCTTCATCTTCCATGCCTTCCATGTCGGATTCTACTTCAGAATCTTCCATATCATCCATGTCAGACTCGTCTTCCATGTCAGAATCCGCATTGATTAGGGCTTCAAGTTCAGCTTTAAGCTGTTCAAGTTCATCTTCCATGTCATCAACTTTGTCTTCAAGATTTTCAAAGTCATCACCAGTTTCAAGTTCATCAGCAGCTTCATCGGAATCAAAGTCAAGTTCACCTTCATCATCCATTAGCTCTTCTTCAGCATCGATTTCAAGTTCATCATCAAACACTTCCGCATCAACGTCTTCTACGTCATTAGCGAATTTCATTTCTTGATCATCTTCAGAATAGAAATCATCAGACATAATATCTTCATGAATTGCACGACCACGCTCAAGAATATGTTCTTTGATAAACGTTTGTGCTTCTTCTTCTTTGCCTTCTTTAATAAGCTGAAGTGCCATTTTAAGTTTTTTCATTTTCAATTCTCCAATTGTTAAAAGTTAATACTAAAACCTTAATAGTATTTAAACGTAACCTTTAAAAGGGATACATTTTGCTACTTTTTCTTAATATATTTAAGGTTTTAAAAAATAGTTGCTTATTTTTGGGGTTTTTTTGTTACTTTTAAAAACCACCACCACCACCATCATCACTATCGTACATAATCTTATATAGTTTTATGTCTTTTAATTTACGCAATTTCTTACGTTCACGAATTTTTCTAAGTTTAAGTAAATGCTCAATAGTTAGTCGATTACCACGTTGACTTTTAACTTTTCGTTTAAAAACATTGTCATCAGGGGAATCATTTTGAAATACTTCAAATAATCGTTTACTCATTTATTACTCCAAATCCATATCTTCATCATTGCTATCTGCTTCAGCCTCTAATTCTTCAACTTCATCTAAATCATCATCGCCTGCAATATTAATACCTGTTTCACCTACCGAGGTTTTAGTAACATCAAATTCAATATTTTTCTCTTCTTTCCATAAACGTTCATTACGTTTAATTTCATCTTGTGAAAGACCCATAAAACGTTCAGCCATAAAACGCTTAGATAGCCATGGTGTTCCTGCAACGGTACTAAACACTGAAAGCTGTGCAGTATCTTTTTCAATCTGACGATAATCACCAAAACTTTGCGGCTCAGTAAATTCAATATCATAATCGCTTGCACTAATTTCTAAATCTTTAGCTTTAATGAATAACTTGAATTCACGATTAAATGATTTAATTAATTGACGTTGAATGCGCTTACAATATTGTGAGAATTGAAACTCTTCCATATAAGCAGTACCCAATTTACCATCGTTATATGCAGTCTTTTCACCATCATCCATGGGGAAAGACAAATAGGATAAAGGTACACGTAAACTACGAACTAATCGGGAGGTGAAGAATTTTAAATCTTCGATATTGCCTGTTGATTCGCCACCAGGAAGGGTTTCTACGGTTGTACCCCTACCGTCTGCACCCTTAGCAAAGAAAAAGTCTTCAGTGATGCTCATAGGGTTATATGTGGTGTCCATGATGGTTTTGCCGTCACCACGGTCAATCACAGGAATACGTTTTTGACGTAAGCCTTTAGCGGTTTCATCTAAATATCGTGCTGCATTCTTAGGTGACATATCCCCTGTATCGACATTAAATACTAAACGTTCAGGTGAGCGTTGTACTCGATAAATGATAATTGCATCTTCCAATAATTCTTTTTGCTTAAAGGGTTTAAAAGATGAATCTAAAATAGAACGACCAAAAGGCCATAAATTATCCATACCGTTAGATAATGTTACATGTACTATATTAGTTGCGGATACAGGATATTCACGTTGCGCGTTATGGTTATTGTAAGGATTATAGTTGCTATTACTATACGTACTATTATTAACGTGATGTTGCGGGCCATGACCTGAACCAGCAAACGGTAAATTGAATAACAGATTAGAATCTTGTGTGGCTACCATACCCTCTAAATTAGGTGACATATTTTTAACGTAATAGTATTCAGGAACTTTACCCTCTAATTCATTTACTAATACTTTAGATACATTATAAATATCTACCCAATGGAGTTTATATGTATCAGGATCACGAATAAAAATTTGATCGCCGTACTTTAGTGTATTCCTGACACATTCAAATAACCGTGAATTCCAATCATTCATCCTACACCAGGATTTTAATGCTTCACGTAATAAAGTAGATACGGATGAATCTACTTTATCCGATATAATAAGATTGAAAGGTACTTTAAGGGATTCATCTTCACTTAATAATGTACAGAATTCAGCAGTTGTATCTAAGGCTAGATTAACATCTACATCATAATCCATATGATCATATTGCACATAACGGGAAAGACGATCAAATGACCCCTGATAATAATTACCCAACCAATTATCTTGTGAATTGGAGAATGCTTTAGTACGCTCATTTTTAGGCTCATTATTTCTACGTTTAAGTTTTACCGTAGTATATGTTTTATTCCAACTATTGGACGCCATTAATTATTACCCCTTAAGTTTTTGTTGCTAAGTAACGTTCTATTGCACGAGAATTACGATCAATTCCTTCAGCTAATCTTTGCTGTGTTGATGAAATCTCTGCTAATGCTTGACTTATATCAGTGTTGTCTTGGTTATTATTTATAGTCTCATTTTGTTGCGTATTTTGCGTAAACTGATTGAATGAATTTTCACCTGCTTGTCTTACTTGTTCAGTATATTGACGCTGTTCTTCTTGTTTACGTAATTCTTGAAGTATTCCTTGTTGATCTATGTTTTCTTGCAACCTAACAGGTCTATATTGTTCAATCGTTGCGCTAACGGGCGGATTTTGATTACGTTGCGGTGTAGGGGTATCCTGATAATCTGACACGATAGGCTCTTCAGGTTGCGATGATGTATTAACTTGCGACATTAAACGATCCATCCATTCAACATCTAAGTTTCGATTATTTCTTTCTAATGTTTGTGTTAAATTGTCAATGCTTTGTGGGGAAATATTGGGTTGTGATAATTCGTCATCAGGTTGATTGATCTGATTAGTTAAATTCCTCATCCATTCAATATCTAAGTTTCGATTATTGCGTTCTAATGTTTGTGTTAAATCATTAATAATATTAGTGGTATCTTCTGGGGTATTGTCGCCAAACATATCAACTATGGTGTTTAACACATCACTATCAATAACCTGACCTGTACGTTGTCTTTCACGAAAGCGTGCCATTCTTTCTTGTGATAAATTGAATTGCATTTTTCCTTGTAGTGATTCCATACTTCCCACTAAATCACTATCGATAATTTCAACATTATCTAATGCTTCAACGGTGCTTTGTAGTCTTCCAATGTTATCGCCAGTTAGACGCATATTAAAAAATGTGCTTTCATTTGAGGTATCAAACGAATTATCTAATAAACGTTCACCCAATAAGTTTGCGGAGTTTTGAAATCCTGTGTATGCATCTAACAAATTTTCTCTTTCATCACCCGATACCATACTACTAGCCATGCCGAGAAATGATTCTTCTATACTACCCATCATATGTCTTGCATCATCACTAATACGGCTATCTTCACCCTCAAGGCCACGCGACATATTTCTTACTATTCCCGCAATAGCATCACGATCTTCACGTGAACTGGCATTTTGATATAATTCACTAAAGAATGAATTTAAATCTT